TGAGGATGGAGACCCAATCCCAGATGGATATATGGCGATTGATTTTTATGATGATGTTTATGCAAGTGCTGGAGGTGGTTATTTGAATATCGAACAACCAAGTGCAGTAAAAATGTTATTCCCAATAAATGAATTAAGAAAATATGATGTAAAACCTGAATATGCAAAAGTATTTATAGTTGATGGTGAAAGTATGGTTCCAGACCTTTATCCTGGTCAAAGAATATCAATCGACACCTCAGCAAAGAAGATATATGACGGTGAGATCTATGCCTTTTTAAAAGGTGATGAATTAAAAGTTAAGATTTTATTTGATTGGGATGAAATGGGGAAAGGAGGCTTTAAAGCTGTTTCACGGAATCCTGATAAAGTACGTTTTCCCGATGAATACTATTCACCCGCTCGGATAGAGGCAGATAATATACAAATTGTCGGTCAATACTGGTGGAAAGCAGAAGGCCGAAGAGTTAGAAGATAATATTAAAATGAACCGAAACCCACCTTAATGGTGGGTTTTCTTTTGTAAAAAATAATTTAAAAGAATTATTAGTTTATAAAAATGTACTTTTGGTTCTTTACATAACTGAACTTTTGGTTCATCATTATCTCACAGACAACAAAAAAAGCACACCGACCGCTAAATCTGATGTGCTTTTTCAAACTGCGAGATCAATTATGAACGTAAAAGTTAACTCATTCAACTCATTTGCATTTGTCAGCATGGCTGCTCTTGCAATCTCTGGTGGTTCTTTAGTTGCTTGCCAATTGCAACCAGCTTTCCAAACAAAAGAAGCACCTACTCTTTTTACACCTAAAACTCAACCAAGTACTTACGGCGTTTTAACCGCGAAAATCACAGGTAAACATTCTGGCGTTGCCGTAATCAAATTAGATAGTTTCCGTTTAAACGTTAGCTTTGATTTTGAAGCCCATCCAGACAGTTACGGCGTTCCGGGTTCTGAATTCACTGCTGTTGAAATTACTCAACTCACAGTAAATGAAATTACTGATGTTAATGGTAAGTCATATAACGATTTCACCGAATTTGAAGACATCCGAAACATCAATGGCCTTCTAAAAGGCTTCATCGAACGTAACAAGTTGTTGGAGGCTTAAAGATGACTAATTTCAAAAAACACCCTGACGGCTACAAGTCATTTTTAGGCCGTGATGATAAGGGCCTCTACTCTGTCCGCATTGGCTGGCAAGTGTACGCATCTAATGCTAATGGCTCAGTTCTTTACAAGGTGAAGGACTCAGTTAAGACACCTTTGGACGTTGAAAAGTTCCAAACTGACTATCCAAAAGTTTGGAATGAACTCACACAAGAAATCGACTTCCAACGCAGAAAGCAGCTCGCAATAAAGCTACGTGAAACAAACATCCCTACACGTGACCGCAAAGCTTATAAAACTAAGCGCGGCTTCACTGGCTCAAGATAAGGATAATAAAATGGCTCTACCGATTATTACTGCTGACCAAACTTTATTGGTTCAAGCAATTATTGTGTACCTATACGCGGATCCGGGTTTAGGTAAATCATCGATGGGCTTTACTGCGGAAAAAGCAATTTCTTTTGACTTTGACCGTGGTGCTCACCGTACTGGTGAATTACGTCGAGGTGCGGTTGTACAGGTTCAACAATGGAGTGATGTTGCAAACCTTACTCCGCAGGACTTAGCACCATATAAAACCGTAGTCATTGATACCGTGGGTGCAATGCTTGAATGCATTAAAACCCATCTATTGCTAACTGCTAATAACCGTCAAAAAGATGGCTCTTTAAAGTTAAAGGCTCAAGGTTTAGCGAACCAAACTTTTAAGCAATACATCAATACTTTGATCAGTTTAGGTAAAGATGTTGTTTTCATTGCACACGCATCAGAAGATCAAAACGGTGATCAAATTATTTACCGACCAGATCTAGGTGGTAAAAACCGTAACGAGCTTTACCGTATTGCAGATGTCATGGGTTATCTAACAACTGTTACTACTGGTGAAGGTAAAAATGCCCGCGTTATTAATTTCAAACCTTCGCCTACACATCATGCGAAAAACTCAGGTGCTTTAGGCGGTGAAACCGGTGAAGTATGGGTGCCTGATCTTAAAGCACACCCTACTTTCTTGGCTGACCTGATTACTCAAGCTAAAGATCACATTAACACCTTAACGCCTGCACAACTTGCAGCAGCTAAAGCCCAAGAAGAGCTAGAAAACTGGAAACAAAGCTGTGAAGAAGCTGAGCATGCAGGTGACCTTAATCAATTAACTGAGTCGCTTGATAAAGAACACATGTATTACCAGAACATGCGCCAAACAATGTTAATGAGAGCTAAAGCATTGAATTGCACGTTTGATAAGCAACGTGGCACTTGGATTAGTCCACCAGAATTTAACGGTATCTCAGATCAACAAAGAGATGAACTTCAAAACTTCATAGCTGAACGCGGCCTAGACGTGAAAACAGTTTGTGAACACTTCGGCATAGATGCCCTTATCCAAATTGAAGAGGCAAAACTACCAGCAGTTAAACAAGACATTGAAACATTAGCTAAAACGGGGATGACAGCATGAAAATACTAAATAAAGTTGAAGCTAAACTTGCTTGGGCCAACGGTGAATTACTTTTAGTAAATAATACTGAGCGTAATGGCTGGGAGCCATTTAACCCTTATGACTTTGGCTTTGATGTTTTTGATAAATTCGAATTTCAATTAAAGCCTAGAACTATTTTTATTGGCGAATTTGAGGTACCTGAACCATTAAAAGAAGCGCCTGCTAAAGGTTCTACTTGCTCTTACCCAAGTCCAACTGTTGAATTAGGTGTGCAGCAGTTTAAGTGGAATGGTTCAAAAGGACAATTACGCATGCTTCAGCATGGCCAAGTCCACTCAAGTTTTGATAATGCTTTTGCTCATTGCTGCGCGATTATTAAAGTCAGTGGTGGTGAGTTTGCTGAAGATATGCTCAAACTTCTGAACAAGCCAACTGATGAAGTTGAAGAAGAAAAGCCTTTAGAAAATGAAGTTGAGAAATCACCTCAGGTTAATACTGAAAAAACAGTAATTGAAGAGCCTACTAAAGATTTAAAAGAGGATCTCGATAGTGCAATTGTTGTTACTGAGGGGCCTTATGTTTCATCATCCGAGGATCTATTAGTTCCAGAAACTAACGAGCCTAAAGTAGATCCAGAATATCAGCAAACCCTAGATACTCTTCTACAGCGTGTAAAAGAGTCAAAAACACCTGCAGAAGTAAATGCGGTTTATCGTTATACCCGCAAATGGGATGACGAACAAATGAAGCCTATCCTTCTCGCCACTCACAAACGTCTTGAAGAGCTAGAAAAAGAACAGGCATCTGCGAATGAGCCACCCTCTTTAATGGTTCAGATCCAGAACGCACCAGACCTTACAACGCTAGATGCTTTGGAAATAGACGTGGCTGCACGAGACCCGCAGATTCAACCGAAGCTAATGGGGTATGTGAGAAAACGCCGCTATGAATTAGAGAATCCTACACCTACCCAACCTGAAGCTGATCCTGATTATCTATTAGTGGACGGTTACTAGAATGAAAGACCAATTCAAGAAAGTGAATAACAAGCACTTACTTGGTTTTACTAATTACTTGCACTTGCTGGGCTTTGTAATAGTCCAGCAAGGGTTAAACCAAGCAATGCTTTTAACGAAACATTATGCCGTACCAGTAGCTTGGCGCCGCATAACAATAGACTACAACAACCGGTTAAATAAACCCGCTCAGCAGCTTTATAAAGAGTTTGTTGAGTGGACTAAAGAAGAATATTTGAGGGCTCAAAAATGGAAGTAAGAATTAAGTCTGTAAATGGCCCCAGCCCTTTACCAGCAAATTTACAAATGGATGTTGTTTATAAAGCTGTTCGCATAGATGCCAATCGAATGAAAGTAACTTGTGATGATGGTCAAGTGATTACAACAAGCATTTCAAAATCTGGTTATTTGGGCGATTGGGGTGAATGGGAAATTTTAAGTGAGGATTCTCAACAATGAGCAAAGTTATTGGTGAAGTTAATTTGAGCCCTAGCAGTATTGAAGGTACTCCGGATCAGGTAGCTGTTCATATTTTTGAAAAAATCATTTGTCCAAGTACTGAAGAGCTTCTCAAAAACAATCCGGAAGCTGCAAAAGTTTTTGCATATCACATTTTTGGTTTAGCACTGTCTCAACTAGCAGAGTTTCATTCAACCAAAAGTCTAGATAAAGCTGTAACCGTTACTCTTCACAACCTTTTGCGTCAATTGAAGAAAGAACGTAATGAGTTGAGGAGCTAATGGATGAGTGAAGTAAAAGTTAAAACATGTGATTTTTGTGATGATGGAAATGGTGAATGCATTTTCCCCTATTACGGCCTTGCCCCTCATATTCACACAAAGCCAATTGGCGGCACTGTATTTCTAGACGGGTCATTACCTGAAAACTTCTGTCCTGATGGGGATGGTTTAGGCATGTATACACATTGTCTGAATTGCGGGGGTGACGGCACCTATGAGGGTACTCAATTAGAAGTTAAAGCGGAAAGTAAGGAGGAGTAAATGTTAAAAGATCTGAGAAATCTATCTGATGCAGAGCAACAAGAATATTTGGATCGCTTCATAATGGCTAATGAAGAACAGAAGTTCCCTCAAGAGGTTGTGGCACTTTATTTAGATTGCTCGCCTTGGACATTAGCTAGAATGCGTTGTGATCAATCATCACTGCCTTTCTCGAAAATTGGAAGACGTGTTTCATATAAAAAGAAGGACGTTTTGAAGTATGAGCAAAGCAAGACTGTGCTTAATACAGCACAGCTTGCAACAGTTTAAGGCGGT